CGTTGGCAACAAAGCGAATCACCTCTACGATCAGAAAGGCGTAATGGCACTCATCACTTCAGATCACGAGATCATCATTGGCGAGGACAACCTTCTCGACGTTGATTTGTCTACGGACCTTGATCCGGGAGATGAGGTTTGGTATACAGCAAAGTACAGTCGCAGTGATACAGATGCTTCTGCAGCAATCAAGAAAAAGAGGTCTACTGCAGGTATCGTGGATGTAGATACTGCGACAGGAAAGTGTCAGGTGAAGATCCTGCGTGCTGACACCTTGGCACTGACAGGTCGAGCACTGTTGTACGACGTGAAGGTAAAGAAGCAAGATCAGAGCAACGTACAGACAGTGGGAACAGGAGTAGCGTTCCTTTTGAACTCAGTCAACAAGGACGCTGCTTGACGCAGGGAAAGGAGAGTGTGTACGATGTATCATCGCTTCCTCTTCGCACCAGATGACCCAGGTGGTCAAGGTGGAGGAGACAATCCAGATGGTACCGACGATGAAGGTACCGGAGGATCGCCCCCGGAGGGCACCGAGTCAGGCTCAGGTAGCACTGACGACAAGGACCTCGTTTCCAGATCTGAACTCGCACGAGCGAATCGTGACGCTGCAAAGTATCGCGCTCAAGCTCGTGAGGCACAGGATGCTCTCAAAGCGAGAGAAGATCAGGACAAGTCGGATCTTGAGAAAGAACGAGATCGGGCAACCAAGGCGGAGGAGAAGTTGGTCAAGATTGAAAAGGATGCCAGAGAACTACGTGTTCAAGTTCTCGCTGGCAAGGTAGGCATTGCACGTGAGGCTCGCGGCGATGCTGCACGCCTTCTTGACTGGGACGACATCTCCGATCCTGACGATGAGCGTCAAGTGGAAGTTGCGCTGCGTGACCTCGTTAAGGACAAGCCATACCTCCTTGGAAATGTCCCTGGCGGTGCTGATGGTGGCGCTGGCGGATCACGGGATACTGGGTCTCAAGACATGAACTCCCTCTTGCGTCAAGCTGCAGGTAGGGATTAACCCGGAACAGAGAGGCCGTAGATGGCTTACAATAACCTCATTGCCCGGTCGAATGTCACTGCCCTCATTCCTGAGGATGTGTCCAATGAGATCGTGCAGAACGTAGCCACTCAGTCGGCCGCGCTTCAGCTGTTTCGCCATGTGACGATGTCCACGAACCAGCAGCGCATGCCAGTTCTTGCTGCTCTTCCTTCGGCGTTCTTCGTCAACGGTGATACAGGCTTCAAGCAGACGACTGAGGTGGCGTGGGCGAACAAGTTCCTGTTCGCAGAAGAGATCGCTGCAATCGTTCCGATTCCAGAAGCGGTGTTGGACGATTCAGGGTTCGATGTGTGGGGAGAAATTCGTCCCCGCCTCGAGGAGGCTATCGCGCGTGTGCTCGATGCCGCCATCTTCTTCGGCACGAACAAGCCTGCATCTTGGCCCACAGATGTAGCAACTGCAGCTATTGCTGCAGGCAATACGTTCAACCGTGGTACCTCCACCGCTGCACTTGGTGGAATCGCAGAGGATCTCAACCAGCTCATGGGTCTTCTGGAAGCGGATGGTTACGACCCCAACGGGTTCGTTACGCGCACGACCTACAAGGCGCGTCTCCGCTCTGCCCGTGACACGACTGGTCAGAAGCTCCTCGATGTGAATACTAGCTCGATCGAGGGTTCGCCTCTGGTCTACGCCATGCCTGGGATGTGGCCTTCTGGTGCAGGTTCCGCTGAAATGTTCGCAGGGGACTTCACTCAGGGCATCATCGCAATCCGAAAAGACATCACGTACAAGATTCTGGATCAGGCTGTTATCCAGGATGGAGGTACTGGTGTCATCCAGTACAACCTCGCGCAGCAGGACATGATCGCTCTGCGTGTTGTTGCTAGGTACGGCTGGCAGGTCCCGAACCCCATCAACTACGAGCAGACGACGGAGGCCAATAGGTATCCGTTCGCAGTGCTCAGAGCTCCGTAGGAAGGGGAGTGATCCTGACATGGCTGTAGTTAACATCGCAGTTTCCAATCCAACAGCTGCAAACGTCACTGTCAACGCGAAGGTGGCTCTTGCTCGCAAGACGACAGTGCTTTCACTGGACGATACAACCACAGAAGCAGAGCAGTTCCTGGCTGCCAAGTGTGCGCTCGTGTCTGTGTCAGCACAGGCAGATCTCAGTGCTCGCACAGAGGCTGCTCGTCGTCTCTACATGCAACAGCACGCCGGGTAGGTAGTGGCGCTCACAGTTGAAGAGCAGAAGGCGCTGGATCACCTCGCAGCAGAAAGACGCCGTGAGGAGTTCCAGCGCCGGATGCAAGCACTCCTACGACCCTCTGATCCGTCGATTGCTGCTCAGACGAAGAAAAACTGGGCTCCGTTGACGAGTAGAGGCAAGATCAAAGGTCAGGTGAACTGATGGGCAAGGATACAGACCCGCGCGTTGCACGAGCGGATGCCATCGGTTTGAATGCTGAGGGGATCGACACCCGCGAAGAATTCGGTCAGACTCAGCTTCAGGCAACGGCAGACAAGATCGAGGAACTCGGATTCATTCCGAGTGACGGTCGTGATCTTGGTCTGTCGGATGAAGAGAACCTCGCTCTTCTTGATGCGCATGTGGCTGCTCACGATGCATCTGTGGCAGAACACACAGCGCCTCAGCCAGAAGGTGAAGCAGGAGAGGAAGATGAAGGTCTTGCTCACTCTGCATCACGTGAAGAGTGGAATGCGTACGCCGATTCTCTCGGTCTCGACTCTTCTGAGTACTCCAACAAGGAGGACTTGATCGAAGCTGTCGAGGCTTATAAGGCTGCGCAGGCATGAATGAAGCTTCTACCCGGGCC